TCATCCGTTGGATTTGCAGGATTTAAAGTAATCATCTTAGATGAGTTCGATTATATGACTCCAAACGCACAAGCGATTTTGAGAAACTTAATGGAAACGTTTTCTAAACATTGTAGATTCATTTTAACGTGTAACTACATTGAGAAGATTATTGACCCGATTCAAAGTAGATGTCAATCGTTTGCAATTACACCTCCGACTAAAAAGGATGTAGCAGTTCAGGTTGCTAAGATTTTAGATGCAGAGAAGATTAAATACGAACCAAAGAATATGGCTGATATAATCAATTCATATTATCCTGATATTCGTAGAATCTTAAATACTTGTCAACTACAATCGGCTAAGGGTGAATTGAAAGTAGACCATGCAATTATGGTTGAATCCAATTTTCAAACAAAGTTAATTGATTTACTTAAATCATCCAACGATAAGAGAAACTTATTTATGAATATCAGACAAGCAGTAGCTGATAATCGATTAAATGATTATTCGGAAATCTACACTATTTTATATGATAGAGTAGATGAGTACGCAGCTGGAAATACTGCAAATGTTATACTTACGATTGCCGATGGATTATCCAAAGATGCGTTAGTAGTAGATAAAGAGATAGTGTTTATGAGCACAATTATTCAAATTTTAAATATTATAAAATGATAGACCAATTTAATCAACCACAAATTGATATTAAAGATACAAGAGATGTTCCGTGTGAATGTGGTAACTTAATTTTTATGCCAGGATATAGATTCCGTAAGGCTTCTAAGTTATTAACTGGTGGAGATAAGGATACGGTAATGCCGTTCGAAGTATTTTTATGTACAAATTGTGGTAAACCATTGCAGGAATTTTTACCTGAAGAATTGAGAATTACAAAAGAAGAAAAATAATGGCAGCTAAAAAGTTATTCGACCATCTCAATGCAATTACAGCGGAGCAAGACCCAAAGTATTTCGATAAACTATCGGAAGAGGATAAGAAATCGTGGAGTAACTTTATGATTAATCGATTCCTTTCAATGAAACCTGAATGGGTTGAGATGGTTGCAACTCTACTACCTTTGACTCAAACTTTAGAACCGAAAGAAATGTATAAATTATATATTAGCTTAATTCCAAAAGGAAAGCAATATTTAAAATATACAAAAGGTAAATCGGAAGATAAGTATGAAGAATTTTTAGTAGATTTGATTAAGAAAGATTATTCAGTACCCGAATCACAAGCAATAGAATATATAGATATTCTTTACTCAACGAGAGAAGGTAGAGAAAACATTAAATATATTTGTGAAAAGTATGGTATTGAAAAAAAGCAAATTACAAAGTTAAAATTAAAAATCTAATGTTGGATAAAAAATATTTGATAACATCCGGATGTTCATTTACGGAAGGACATTTGATAGGAGCAGATGCATCTTGGGCTAAGCATTTAGCAAATCATTATAATATGGATTTGATAAACTTAGCAAAGGGTGGAACTGGTAATGAAATTATTACGCAAAATGTTATCAATTATTCTACATTAAATACCGAAATAGCTAAAGATGCATTTTTTGTTATTCAATTATCAGAATGTTTAAGATTTTTAATTTGTTGGGAAGATTTCAGAGAAGATACTGATTTACACTCATTGTACTGGCATATAACTCCATTGCAATTTTTAGACCCAAATGGTGGTAAGAAAATTACAGCAGATGGTTTTAAAAATTGGGATAAATCATTTGAATTAAATAGGTGGATAGTTGATAATAGATTTCAGATTGCACAATTATATACAAATATAACATATTCTTTATGGAAAACCTATAATAATATTATTAATTTTTCTAATTTTTGTGAAGCAAACGGGTATCCATATTTAATATTTGATGGATTAAACAATCATATTCCATTAAAGTTTGGAGAAAAGTGGTATTTAAGAGCATCATCTGGTGCACCATCATTTGAAATAAATGTAGAAAATTCGGATGATGATATTGAATTTTTTCATAAAAAGCAATATCCAACAATTAATAGTAAAATGATAGATTTATTAAAATCAAATCCATTTTATTATAATGATATGACTTTAAATGATTTTATAAGAGAAGATGAATCTTATAATATAAAAAATGATGGACATCCAAATGAATTGGGGTCTAAACTTTGGGCTGAAAAACTTACAAAAATAATCAATGAAACCTTTGGTAAATCCGAATAAATTGATTATATTTGTAATATGGCTAGAGTATCATTTTCACAATATAGTATGTGGAGCAGTTGCCCACAACAATATAAACTAAGTTACATAGATGGATTATCACAATCCACATCCAATATACATTCAGTATTTGGTTCAGCAATGCACGAAACATTGCAAGAGTATTTAAGTAGATGCCTTCGTATCTCCAAATCACAAGCTGATAAGGGAATGGATACTAAGGCATTTCTTAAAGAAAAAATGAGAGAGTTCTATCTCAAAGAATCCAACGAAGGTAAAGACCCAATTTGTAGTAAAGAAGAATTGGTAGAGTTTTTAGAAGATGGTAATCTTATATTAGATTATTTTCAAAAATCTAAAAACTTCAACAACTTTTTTTCGTTAAAGTATGATGAATTAGTTGCTATTGAACAACCAATCAATACTAAAATCAGAGAGCACATTAATTTTTTAGGCTTTATAGATTTAATTGTTAGAAGTAAGTTCGATGGTAAATATAGAATCATTGACTTTAAAACTTCTACTGCCGGTTGGAGTAAATACCAAAAGAAAGACCCTACAAAAAACGCACAAATTTTACTATATAAAAAATTCTATTCGGAAATGTTAGGAGTTTCTATGGATATGATAGATGTTGAATTTATCATTCTAAAAAGAAAAGTTTCCGATAACACCGAATATCATATTCCACGCATTAGTAGACACATTCCTGCCAATGGAAAACCATCTATTAATAAAGCATGGAATGAATTTAATCTATTTGTAGATAATGTGTTTAACCCAGATGGCACATATAGAACCGATGTAGAATTTATGAAGAAGCCATCTAAATTATGTGGATGGTGTGAATTTTATGGAACACATTGTGATGGAAAATAATTTTTTGTATATATATGTATATACAAATATTATTAACTATGGCGGATTTAAAATTAACTACGGTTAAGGTTATAAAAAAGTTATATGATGAGGATTTCAAAATAACCACAATTCAAGGTGGATTAAACTTTCAAAGACTTGTTAATAGAACGTTAGACCTTTATACGAAAAACGAAGAATTTAGAAAACAATTAAACGAATACACTATATTACAAATTAGTGGTTCACAATTTTAAGAGAACAAAATAAGTTATGGCAAAGAAGAAGATTCTGTTACTTTCAGATGACCTTAGAATGACTAGTGGTATTGCTAACGTATCCAAACAATTAGTGTTAGGAACAGTTGATAAGTACGATTGGGTTCAATTAGGTGCAGCAATTAAACATCCCGAAGCAGGAAAGATTTTAGATTTAAATCAAAGTGTTAGGGACCAAACCGGCGTTAAAGATGCCGAAGTAAAAATTTATCCATCCGATGGATATGGTAACCCCGATGTTATCAGACAGCTTTTAATGAGAGAGCAACCAGATGCAATCTTACACTTTACCGACCCGAGATATTGGATTTGGTTATATGAGATTGAGCACGAAATTAGACAAACTTGTCCTCTTTTCTTTTACCACATTTGGGATGATTTGCCAGACCCAAAATATAATAGAAACTATTACGAAAGTTGCGATTGGATTGGAACTATTTCAAAACAAACTTATGGTATTACTAAAAGAGTTTGGGGTTGGGATAAAGAAAAACATTGGACTAAGCCTGAAGATTGGCAAGTAAGTTATGTACCGCATGGTATTAATTCTGAATTATATAAGCCGGTAGATGTTCCAACTGAATTTAAAAAATCAATTTTTGGTGATAAAGAATATGAATTTGTTCTTTATTGGAATAATAGAAACATTCGTAGAAAACAACCTATGGATGCGATGTTAGCATTTGATGAATTTAGAAAAGCATTACCTGAAGATAAGCAAGATAAAGTTTGTATGTTAATGCATACAAATCCGGTAGAAGAGCATGGAACTGATTTATTAACATTTATCGACCATTGTATACCTGATTCAAAATTCATATTTGCTCCAAACAAATATACGGAGCAAGAATTGAACTACCTTTACAATATAGCTGATGTAACAATTAATGTAGCATCGAATGAAGGATTTGGATTAGCAACCGCTGAATCGGTAATGGCTGGAACTCCTATCATCGTAACTGTTACGGGTGGATTACAGGACCAATGTGGATTCAGAGAAAATGGTACAGGTAAATTATTAACCGCTGAAGATTATGTAGAGATTGGTTCATTGCATGATAGACACAAAAAAGCAGGTGTAGTTTGGGGAGATTGGGTTAGACCAATTTGGCCAGTTCGTTCAACAACAGGTTCAGTTCCTACTCCATATATCTTTGATGATAGAATTGATTTTGAAGATGTAGCTCCTTTAATTATGGATTTTTACCAAATGGGAAGAGAAGAAAGAAAAGCAGTAGGATTGAAAGGTAGAAAGCACTTTTTAGGAGAAGGTAAATTGAGTTTAGAAGCAATGTGTGAATCTTTAGTAGAAGGTATGGAGGGCGCATTTGCAAATTGGAAACCAAAACAAAAATTTAAGTTAATAGAGTTATAATATGAAACCAACATTAGTATTTCAAGCACCAGTAGCAACAAGAAGTGGGTATGGTGACCATGCGAGAGATTTATTACATTCATTGTATAAGTTAGATAAATTCGATATAAAAGTAATTAGTACTCGTTGGGGTAATACCCCAATGGATGCATTGAATTATGATAAACCATTTCACAAATGGATTGTAGATAATATAATTCCATCGGTACAACAAAAGCCAGATATTTATATTCAGGTAACTGTACCAAATGAGTTCCAACCTTTAGGATTCTATAATATTGGAATCACTGCAGCAATTGAAACTACACATTGCGCATTGGATTGGATACATGGTTGTAATAGAATGGATTTAATTATAGTACCATCGGAACACTCAAAAAAGAGTTTAGTTGATACTATTTACAATGAACAAGATAATAAAACAAAGCAATTAATCGCACAACATAAAATTCAAAAGCCTGTTGAAATTCTTTTCGAAGGATTTGATGAAGAAGATTTTGGAACTGATGAAGTTGCATATATTAGTGATTTAGACCAAATTAAAGAAGAGTTTGCATTCTTATTCGTAGGACATTGGTTACGAGGTAACTTGGGTGAGGATAGAAAAAATGTAGGAATGATGATTAAAACATTTGCAATGGCTTTTAAAAACGAAAAAGTAAAGCCAGCATTAATTTTAAAAACATCATCCGCAGGATTTAGTGTAATTGATAGAGAAACAACAATTAAAAAAATTAGAGATGTATTGGGTAATGACTATAAATCAGTTCCAATTTATCTTTTACATGGAGATTTAACTCCATCGGAAATGAATGGATTGTATGAACATCGAAAAGTAAAGGCTATGTTAAACTTTACAAAAGGGGAAGGATTTGGTAGACCTTTATTAGAATTCAGTTTGACGGGTAAACCTGTAATCGTTTCTAATTGGTCTGGTCATTTAGATTTCTTAAAAAGTGGAGCAGTATTGTTAGAAGGTGAATTGAAAAACGTAGATGAATCAGCAGCTGACCAATTCTTATTAAAAGAATCACAATGGTTTAATGTGAATGTATCGAAAGCTTTACCTGTAATTAAAGATGTGTATAAAAATTATGATAAGTACAAAGTAGCATCATATCAATTGGGCAAGCAAAATAAGCAAAACTTTGGATTGGAAAAAATGACCAAATTATTTGATGGTATTTTAAATCAGTATGGTATTTATACTAAGATACAACCAAAGTTTCAGCAATTACAATTACCAAAGTTAAAATCTCTTAACAAATAATGAGTAATTACAATCCAATATATCGTAAATTTATTGATGATAAAAAATTTATATCACCATTAAAAATGGTTAGAGCTAAATTTTATCTAATCAAAGAATACGAATATGTGGATGGTACTAAAGGTAGATTTACAGAAACAACCGCTCCTATAATTTATACATTGTTTGTATCTAAAGCAAAAGATATAGTCCATGCCGTTAAAGTATCCGGAATAAATCCAAACTTAATAAAAAGATTTTTTGGTAAATTCGTAAACGAAGATGAAGAAAAATTAGAAATGAAGGGTGGTGCTAAAAAGTTTTATTCAGGCGTAGTTTCTAAAGTTCCTATAATTACAAGTGAAGCTTATAGAACTTATAAAATAAGCGGATTTGGAAAGGTAATAGAGCTTAATATGGATGTAAATGAATTGACTCCTAGGCATATGAATGTAACTGGCATAGATGCAAAATCTCAAAAAGGAAACATATAATAAGTTATGATAAAATTCTTTGGGTGTAGTTTTACAGAAGGAGGTGGTTTAAATAATATAGATTATTACAATTATATAGAATCACCAACTCCACTATTAACGTATTGGCCAGAAGGTTCAACTCCCGAAGATAGAGTTAAAATAGTTGAATTTTTAGATTCTTACAAAGAACAAAATAGATTTACAAATATATTGGAAATTTCTACAAAAACTCCAATAATCAATTTGGCAAAATCTCAAGCTTCAAATGATTATATTTTAGAAAGTTTGTTTAAAGAAATCGATGAAAATGAGAATGATGTTTATTTTGTAATATTATCATTACTACATCGTAGATATTGGTACTATGAAATTGATAAGCAAAAACATAATTTAAATATGCCAGAATTTTCAGGCAATCCATTTGATAATAAAGAATTATATAGACCACTATATAATCATTTTATGGATTATTTAAAATATGTATTTAATTATCAGTTAGAGTTAAATAAATTAGCTAAAAACATAAAACTATTTGACTCATTTGCCAAATCAAAAGGTTCTAAGATAGTATGGAGTGGATGGGATTTTGGAGATGATGAAAAGGAGTTAAAATTTATACAAAACGTAGCACAAAATTATTTACTATTCGATGGTTTATCTTTAAAGCATTTTTGTATAAAAGAAGGATTACAAATAGAATCAGAAACCAATGGTTTAGTGCCTGATAATCATATAAGTAAATACGGAAATATAATTGTAGCAAAGAAAATAGAAGAATACATAATTAAAAACAAATTGTTATGACATCAAAAGAATTCATCCTTTGGCTAAAAGGATTCACAGAGGGGGTGCATGAATTTAATA